AATATCTACTGTTAGATGAAATTTTTAAAAAAAAGGGTGAAAGTATTGAGATTGATGTCTTACCAAATGGTAAAATTAAAATACTAAATGTGGACAATGAATGATTACGCATTCATGCATATTCCCAACGCAGGTAGAGGATCAATCCTCCATATAAAAAGATTCCAAAAATTGTGATATTCTTTTATTATATTCAATTGCTAAGTTCTTTCCCTGCTCTATTGAAATCCCGTTTCTTTTGTGTAGGGACGTGGCAATATCTTTAAGATTTCTATAACATACAACAAATTGAGGATTTGGTAGATGTTTATACCAAGCATCTATGGTCAATGATGTTCTAGGATCTTTAAACCCCCAACTTTCCATATTTTTACTCTGTGCTGTTGCAACCTCATCAGCGACGATCCGTTTAATATGATCTTCATAATTTTTACCAATTTCAATTATTTTTTCTCTTGGTGGGGGATCAAACCAACTACCACCAGAATTGTGTAATATCTCATCATTTATTTTAATTATCTCAATGTTTTCATAATGACCCTTTGGATTGTCTACTAATCCGATCAACAATTTTTTTCCCATATGAACTTCAGAATTTAAAGTTCTGGCAACTAATGAGGTTGCTGATCTATGCATTCCCAATACGACTATTGTTTTCATATTTTCAAATAATTTTCTAAAAGTTGTTTATAGTCGGTGTTCCATTTTGGCTTTAGTTCAATATCACCAATTGGAATTTTTCCCTCTTTTTTTAAATTATCAATGTGTTTCGAATGTCTAATAATTACATTTTCTCTATCTGGTGTATCCTTACTTTGACCCGACATATGATAACTTCTACCGCCCCATAAATACATCCACGAAATTTCTTCATCTGGTGGGGAAGCATTTACCACTCTACAATTATATTCTCCTTTCAATTTAATAACAAATGACATATCATATCCCGCATTTTCAAGAGGATGTTTACTCGATCTCTCCCATATCTCTTTAGTATAAATGATGCCAGAATTTCCCAGAGAAGTCAGAGCATGTATTTTATTATGATTAACCAACGCACCTCTATTCCAATGAAGTAAATCGTAACTTGGAAAATATTTGTTTATATTACCTAAGTGATTCGATAATGCAATATCATCATCATCCCAAACTGCTATTGTATTGTAGCTACAATTTTCTACCGCAAAATTTTCCTTAGCTCCAATTGTTTCAAATGTTTTATCGAAATTAATTATTTTAACTTTCGGGTGATCGAAATATAATTTTTGTTCAGGATAGTCATTCACGATAACCATCTCACTATCACCATCATATTCTTGATTCAAAAAACTGTATAATGATTCTTCTAATAAATCAACTCGTCCGTATGTGATACATTTACATGAAATAGGAATTGCCATATGTGTTTATTTAATAATAAAATAATGTACATTGACAAATGTCGATTGACAAATAAATAACATCAAATTTCCTTTACAAAAATGAATAAAAAGGCACTCATAACAGGTATTACAGGACAAGATGGTTCATATCTTGCAGAACTACTTCTTGAAAAGGGTTACGAAGTTCACGGCATTAAACGAAGATCTTCATCTTTCAATACTTCGCGTATTGATCACCTCTATAAAGATCCACATGAAGACAATAATAGATTTCAACTACACTATGGTGATCTCTCTGATAGTTCCAATCTAACTAAAATAATTAAAGAAGTTGAACCAGATGAAATTTATAATTTGGGCGCACAGTCTCACGTTGCTGTCTCGTTTGAGTTGCCAGAATATACCGCTGATGTCGATGCGTTAGGATCTCTACGGCTGCTTGAAGCTATTCGCTTTCTTGGATTAGAAAAGAAGACTCGTTACTATCAAGCATCTACCTCTGAATTATATGGTTATGTGCAAAATGCGACACAGACCGAAACAACTCCATTTTACCCACGCTCTCCCTATGGAGTAGCTAAACTCTATGCTTACTGGATAACTATAAACTATCGTGAATCATATGGCATGTATGCTTGTAATGGTATTCTTTTTAATCACGAATCACCACGGCGCGGTGAAACATTTGTAACACGCAAAATAACGAGAGGTATCTCGAATATTGCTATTGGATTGGAAAAAACTTTATTTCTTGGTAATCTCAATTCTTTGAGAGATTGGGGTCATGCTAAAGATTATGTTAGAATGCAATGGATGATGCTTCAACAAGATGTTCCTGAAGATTTTGTTATTGCTACTGGTAAACAAATTTCTGTGAGAGAATTTGTAAGAATGTCTGCAAAATTTGCAGGTATAGAAATTGATTTCAAAGGGGAAGGACTTAATGAAATTGGTATTGTTTCTGCTATTACCGATAAATCAAAAGCTCATAGTGTTGGGGTTGGTGATGTTATTGTGAGAATTGACCCTCAATATTTCCGACCTGCCGAAGTTGAAACACTACTTGGTGATCCATCAAAAGCAATGAAAAAACTTGGTTGGAAACCTGAGATTACTGTTGCAGAAATGTGTGAAGAAATGGTGATACATGATCTAAAGGAAGCTAATCGCGCTGCTCTACTCAAACAACATGGCTATTAATTTTAAAACAAACAAATCGTAGATATGAACAATACCCATAAATTATACATCGCAGGACATCGTGGAATGCTGGGATCGGCTCTATTACGAGCATACAAAAAAAACGATAAGTATGAATTACTTACTGCAACGAGAGATCAACTTGACCTGTTAGATCAACGAGCGGTGTTTGACTTTCTTAACGAAAACAAACCCGATGCAGTTATTATCGCTGCTGCAAAGGTTGGAGGGATTCATGCGAATTCTCAATATCCAGCAGAATTTATATATGAGAATCTCGCTATCGCTTTAAATATCATAGAGGGAAGTCGTCGTGCTGGTGTGCAACGACTCTTAAATTTAGGAAGCTCTTGTATTTACCCGAAGCAAGCACCTCAACCAATTAAAGAAAGTTACTTACTTCAATCTGAATTAGAAATTACCAACGAAGCATATTCAATAGCAAAAATTGCAGCACTAAAAATGTGTCAGCATTATCGCAATCAATATGGTCTTCTCTACCATTCTGCTATGCCTACCAATCTTTACGGATCTGGTGATAGCTATCATGCTGAAAATAGTCATGTAATTCCAGGACTTATTAGACGCATTCATCAGGCTAAAGTTCAGAAGCTACCAAGTGTAACCATTTGGGGTACTGGCAATCCACGACGAGAATTTCTACATGTTGACGATCTTGCGTCTGCCTGTATGCATCTCATAGAGCATCCTAACCCGCCTGATTGGGTCAACATAGGTACAGGAAAAGATATTAGTATTAAAGAGTTAGCTCAACTAATTGTCGATATCGTAGGTTTTGAAGGTGTAATTGAAAACGATTATAGTAAACCAGATGGCACAATGCAGAAACTTCTTAATATAAGTCTCTGCGATAAAATAGGATGGCAAGCTACAACATCTCTACGTGATGGATTGACACAAGCATACAAATCGTTTCTCGCAGAAACACAATCTAAGACACTGCGAATTTAATAATAAAAAAATATCCATTGACATCTAAAAAATAATCAATAAGTATTTTCATGACCGTATCTATTGATGTTTTAGCCCCTCAAAAATCCCACATTGATCTCAGTGATAAAGCACTACCAAGTGATTTTGGTTTGGATGATTATAGTCTATCCAAACTTTTTGATGATGTGATGCTTCTTGAATATTGTGATTTGGTCACAGGAGAAGAATCAGGTGATTATATTTTACGTGGAGGTATTGCGATTCCTGTTGCTCAAGTTCATAATGCTTGGAGAAAAGGTAAAGTCATCCTTAAAGGACCAAACGTGCGATACACTGAAGTTGGTGATATCGTAGTGTTCCCCAATAATATGGGTATTCCAATCTCCAACTTGGAAGTAACAGGTCATGGTAAAGTGAAGAACGCTTTGTTCTTGAACGAGCAGCGCATGTTTGGCGTTTGTGATATAAATGCTAAAAAAATTAAAGAGAAATGAATTACAAACGTTATTGAAAAATAACATTTGTGATTTATTAATTGTTCGTAGACGACCTGAACGCTCACCAGGACGACCTTATATTCGCCAGATGTTGTGTACGAACAGTATGGAGATTCTCAATTCCTATAATGGTAAAACAACTTTGAACTTTTCAGGTTCCTTTGAACCTAAAAAAGTCGATGAGCGTAAACATAATTTAGTAGTTACATGGGATATCTTCATGCAGGACTTTAGAAATGTCTCGATGGATATGTGCTATCTCGTTCAAAAAATCCCAGCAGACGATAACTTTTGGAAGTTTTTCAATGAAAATATATTCCCCATGAGTCCAAACGAGAAATTGCGATACATGGACAATGAACTTAATCTCGACCCTTACCCATGAATAGAATCGAAGAACATTTAAAAAAATTAATTTTCCGTGATGTGAAATTTGTATTGAATTCCCGAACAATTAAAGGGGGTAAAATACAAATGTTTAACACCAAACAAAATTTTGTAAGATTTAAAATTGAAGAAGATGGAGACATCAAAGAATGGGAAATCTCTTATCCTTATGATATTAAAAAAATTGAAAATGGATTTATTTTTGATTATTCTCTGAGTGCATTCTGTCCTAGAACTGAAGAGGTTTATTGGAAGATGAAAGCAATTAACAAAACAGATATTTCTAAATTTTTCGATAATTATCTTTACGTCTTGACATCTTAAAATTGCGTGGTAGGATTTCCATAATAAATGTCCTTAGATGTTGAAATTGAAATCTTAAAAAATGCGTAACTTAATATTAAACTTCCCAGAGGGATTCAATCCTCGTGATAAACAAGCAAAAGCTCTCAATGCCATTGAAAAAGCATTTGAGAATGGTAAAAAATTCGTAATTGTTCATGCAGACACAGGGGTAGGTAAGACACACTTAGCTAAAACCCTTGGGAATGTATCTAAAGATGTTCCCGTTGAATTTGAAAGAATAGTAAAGAATTATAGTATTTTTGCTGAAAATGGTGCAGAATTGATGAAAGATATTGATCCATTTGGGTGTTATTCTTTGACAATTACTAAATCACTCCAAGATCAATACCAGAATACTTTCGATGATACAGGAGTTTTGAAAGGTAAGAGTAATTACCAGTGTGATGTGGATGATACCCTGTCAGTTGATATTGCGCCATGTATTTATGTGGCAAACCAAAAGAATGAGTGTTGGAAAGCTAATCGTTGTCCTTATTACAACTCTCGTAATAATATGCTAACGTCAAGGTTTTCCGCTTTGAATTACAGTATGTTTTTCTCTCTTCCCAACCACCTCAAGAAAAGACAGATTATTGTATGTGATGAGGGTTCAGAATTAGAAGAGCAGTTAGTTGGTCAATTTACATGTGTAGTGGATATCCCATTTCTTATGAAGACTCAAACACTCGTCACACCATTTCCCAATGATGATAACAACAAAACCAAAGTGTTGGCGTGGATTAGTAAGGTTACAGAGAGCGTAACAAATTCCTTAGATGAATACAAAAGTTGGTTTAGTGAGAATAGTAATAAAAAGGATATTATCACTTTCAATAAAAAGAAACAGGAATATACCAAACTTACCAATCTTCAAAATTCCTTACAATTATTGATTGATACTTTCTACGATAGCGATTACATCGTAGAACGATTGGAAAATGCTATCCGATTTATTCCTTTAAAAGTTGATGTTCTTTCAAAATATTTGTTTGATTATGCTGAAAAAGTAGTAATTCTTTCTGCGACAATTATTGATCCCGATGCTTATTGCAAATCTCTTGGTATTAAAGATCATGAATATATCCACATTGGAACAGACTTTAATCCAGAGAAGTCACCGATTCATATCATGGCAAAACAGAAATTAAATTTTCAAAATTTAAAATCTATGCTTCCAACTTTGATGAAACAGATCAAAGGTATCATGGAACATCATAAAGATGAAAAGGGTATCATTCATACTCACACTCAATATTTGGCAGATTATATTCGAGAAAATATAAAATCAGATCGTTTGCTTTGTAGGGAAGCAGGAGTGAATAATGAACAGCTTTTGGAAACTCATGAATCGTCCAGTGAACCGACCATTTTAGTGTCACCATCAATGACATATGGTGTGGACTTGAAAGGTGATTTGTCTCGCTTCCAAATCATTCTCAAAGCACCATGGCTACCGACAAAGGATGTTCGAGTAGAGAAGCTGATGAAAATTGATAAGGATTGGTATGGTAATGCTATGCTCAAGACTCTGCTTCAGGCTTGTGGTCGTAGTGTTCGCGCCCATGATGACTGGTGTGAAACATATATACTTGACGGAAGCATTTTTGATGCTATTAATAGGAACAAGAAGAAGCTTCCCAAGTTCTTCCTAGACAGATTTAACTGATATGAGCAAATTAAAAGAAACAATCAAAAAAGCACTGGAGAAAACCTATTGGGTAAATTCAGTTGGTGAATTTAAGAACCCTTCCGACTACCCTCAAGAATTTGAACAGAAATTTGGTAATATTTCTCTGAATACGATTGTACTTGATGATTATCTAATAGATGCTCGAAGACTCGATGATATTCATGATCTTTTCAAAAGATGGAAATTTGATGTAACTCATCAATATAAAATCAATGATTTCAAATCTGGATATTATTTTAATGAATTTTTATATTTGATGGTTCGTTGTAATTTCGGTTTACCTGAAAACAAAATTAATAAAGAAGATGATGATGATGATATAGAATTTATTTCTATGGAAAGTGGAGTCGTTTCCATATCGTTTTGCCCTCTTCTTAAAAATAAAAATGCCATTGAAAAATTGCTAGAGGAGTTAATCGACATGAATGTTCTTTTTATTCCTGATTCGGAGAAGAACTTTTACATGATCGCTCAGAATGCTCAAGGTTTGTATAAACAAAAAACCACTTTCAATAATATTGAAATTAAAGACGGGAGGTATGATCTATATTATGGTAAAAAATGTCCTATTGATAAATTTAAACAATTTATGAGAGATGACAACACTGAAAGTCTTTTGCTTTTACATGGCGATCCTGGTGCTGGAAAATCTAATATGTTAAAGAATTTAATTTTAGAGACGGATGAAGATGTTATTTATGTTCCACCTTCTATGGTATCAGTGATTTCATCTCCTGATTTTATTTCATTCATGATCAAAAACAAAAAAAACTTTTTGATTATCGAAGATGCCGAGGAAATTTTATCAGTTGATAGAAATTCTGGAACAAATAACCTACTATCAATATGTGACGGATTTCTTAAAGATGCATTACAGATGAAAATTATATGCACTTTTAACTGCGATCTAAACAAGATCGATCCAGCTTTGTTGAGAAAAGGTCGATTATTTTTCGAATACAAATTTGGTGCGTTATCAAAAGAAGAGGTTCAAGATTTATCAAATTTTTGTAATTTAGGGTTGAAAGTTGATAAAGAAATGACGTTAGCAGAGATTTTCAACAGCGAAAAAGATGTGAGCATTGAAAATTCATTTGAAGAGAGACGGATCGGATTCTTTTAATAATTTATTTCTTTTTCGAGATTCCAACATTTTAATTCTTTGTTCCTCTGGCATTTTCTTTCCTTTATTAACATTCGGGATTCCTTTCCTCAACCCTGCCAATCTTTGACGTTCTTCTTCAGAAACTTTTTTGCCATAATTATTATGTTTTTCGCCACTTCTAGCTATCGACATATTTATTCTCGCTTCATCACTCATTTTAGTTCCTTTTTTTAATTCCGACATTCGTTTTTTACATTCTTCAGTATGTTTGAATCCTGTGAAAGATTTCACCCTATTTGATATTGCTTCGGGCGACATCTTCTTACCCATTCCACCCAAAGATATTTTTTTACGATGTTCTTCTGATAATTTCTTCCCTGTTCTAACTTTTGATAATTTTTGTTTGGTTTCATCCGAATGATTAAAACCTATCATGCTCTGTCCTCTTTTTAATACATTATAACCATTTGGTTCCAGTGAATTAAATTTTATAATAAGTTGTTCTTCTAAATCGTGTAATCCTTTTTTATCAAAATCTGTGAGATAATAAATATCGATATCAAAATTTTCAATACCATATTTGTTTATAGCATTATGAATAATTTGTTTTCCTTTACTTCTATAACCACAAACTCTCTGATACATATTAATACTTTCCCCAATATAATACTTCCCATTCACTTCATTGCGAATGATATAAACACCAGCCTTCTTTTCAAATTTATCAGTTAATTTCATTCAACGTCTCCTCTAGTATTCTTTTGATATATTCGGTCATAGTCAGACCAGATTTCTTTGCAATCTTACGAATTTGCTCCTTCATTTCCAAAGTCACATAGAGTTCTATTTTTTTCTTTATTGTTTCCATATATCATTACTTAGTAAATTTTAATGATTTTTTCATGATTTTTACATAAAAAGTTTAATTAGGAATTTTTAATTAAGTAATACTGTAATGCGTGATTACAGTTATTTTTTTGAAAATTCCAATCTCCTCAATATGTTTGTGGCAGCATTTGACGATGCATTTGTGTATCGTTATGATGCAAAAACCAGACAATCGAAGGAGAAAATTGAAGTTCGGTATGTAAACGGACCTAAACACCGTGTCCTACATGATCTCACTGATCGAGCCAAGACACTGACATTGCCAGTAGTAACGATTGAGCAAACAAGTTTAGCTCGTGATCCTTCCAGAATTTCAAATAAAGATCAATTTCTGTATAGAAAACAGTTGGATTCTACCAATAGACTTGCGAAAATTCCAACACCAATTCCAGTAAATCTCACTCTGGATGTGAATATCATCTGTTATTTCAAAGAAGATTTGGATCAGATCATCCAGAATTTCGTCGTAAATTGTAATCCATATATCATTGTTTCTTGGCAATTTCCTGAAAAGTTCAACATGCCATTCATTGATGAGATTCGTTCAGAAATTCAATGGTCAGGTGATATTTCCTACGAAAATCCCAAAGATTTGTCACCTGATACAAAATGGAGAATTTCTGCATCTACATCATTCACGATCAAAGGTTGGTTGTTCAAAGATTATAACCAAACTCAAGCACCGATCTATGTGGTTAATGCAGATTTCCATGCTCTAGCTGTCAGTAATAGATTTTGTGATTACAATCTCTTCGATGCTATCAGTGCAGAAGGTGTTCAAACAGAAAGCGTATCGATTAGTGCGTATCCAGAATTCACCAATTATTTCATCAATGGTATCCATCAAGGAGATTCTTTGATTGTAACTGAGTTGAATGAAAGAAATTTCCAATTCTATGGGAAGCGATTCGGTTACAATAACACTTGGTATCTGTCTGGTGCATATAATATTCCTCAATTGGTTTACACTGAGATTGATACTGCCAAGTTCCCCACGATTTCCGCTTATCTATTACCAGAGAATGTGATCACAGTAGTGAATGATAATATTGTCACAATATCCCTAAGTTCAAATTATTTTAGTAATTTGTCGGGAAACCATGTTTTTGTGACGGCAAATGACGCAGGGTGGGTAGCATCCTATTAAAAAAAACAATTTGACTAAATAATATCATGACTACGAAAGATCAGATCGCAATTGCTAAATTGTATATGGAG